TCTCCTGTTCTATAAAATCTGCTAAGGTTTTAACACTAGCACCGCTATTCACAATATGTGGGGGCGATGAGTTCTCTCTATCTTCAGTCGTAAAGGTGGTCATGTTTTAATCTCCTCAAAGTTATAAAACCATTCATCCTTAGCACTCCACTTAGCGTGGTTCTCAACACTATATACCTCAGTAGGTATGCGAAAGTCAGGTGTTTTTAAAACTGCTGGCACTAGTGATACATCGTACCAAAGGCATCGGTTATTAGGTTGGCAGGCAAATTGTCCGTTATCCAGCTTAATAAAGTTGTACGACTTATGCTCCTCAACGCCTTCTGAAAAGCTAGTATCTATACGATTGGTATCAGGGCTGGCAAAGTCAATGGTGAACAGGTAATTGCCAAAGTGAAACTGCTTGTCCTTACCAAAGAACTTAACCTTTAAACCCCGCAGATTAGACTTCTCAATCACCGCCATATCATATGACAGGCAGTCCCATATTTGTAGGTGGTCTAAAGGTAAATGATGCAACGGGTCTACAAGGACTTCCTTCCACACATAGGCACTAATAGGTAACTTGTCGTACAACGCCCCGTAGTTAGTTAGCATCGACTCAATGCGAAACGCTTGACCCTTGATTGCTTTGGCGGTCATCCATACACACGGCTCAAGTTCCCCATGTCCTTTCTCATGGTTGTAAAGATACTCTTTACGCACAAAGCATTTAACGGGGGGTATGTTAGCTACTAAAAATGTCATTTATTTTGTCTTTCCGCTTGTGCTTTGTTTAACGCTATGGATGACTCCAACCCCTGTTCCAAATGTTTTATGTAGTCTGCTTGTTGGCGTAGCATTTTAATTTCTTCTAGCATCTTTTCCATCAGGTCTGCGCAATAACCCATAAAAGGAAATTTGGTTGTTCCATCAGCAACACTACGTGCCAGCCCAATAGTATTTTCAACTGTTCGTATGCTCACCTTTCTCATTTCTCTTGTGCCTTTCTTAGTATTGCTCTAGCAAAATCCAAAAACGGACTAGATGCACTTTCGCTAAAGTTCCAATTAAAAGTATTGAAATACACATCTTTTATTTCCTCATCTGTTAGTGTCTTTGCTGGATGGGTGTAGAGTGGAATTTCTTTGTATCCATATCTAGCAACTAAACCAAACAAAGGCTTTAATGCAACATCAGACAAATACGGCTTGCCGTCTACATTTATGGCTTCATAAGCCCACGCTACTGGTTCATTGTTCATTTCTCTTGTGCCTTTCTTAGTATTGCTCTAGCAAATTCAATTAAATCAGAACCAAGTGTGTAAGGAACTTTGTCTTGAAATTGCAGTATTTCCTCATCTGTTAGTTCTTTTACTGGATGGGTATAGAGTGGAATAGTATGTTGCTCATCCTGTTCTCTACGCACTACGGCTTTAATAATATGGTCTGCATCCAAAACATCTCGTGAAATCCACGCTACTGGTTCATTCATTTCTGAATCCTATTCCACAGTTCAGACAACGACATGCCTTTGATTTCTTTCCATCCAATGTGTACACAGGCATACATAATGAACAGGAAGAAGCTAAACACCACCATAAATATCAGCACCGCACAGGTAGCCACGAACAGAGCAAACATATTAAGAATGGTAACTATCATTTATCTTCCCCTGTATCTATATTTATATGTACATACTTACCATTTTTATCTTCGGGTATATCAAAGTTATAGTTTACATAACTATCTTCCACGCCATATATGCAAAACAGTTCATGCCCATCCATAAAACCTTGCATTACATACTTATAGTCAGGGTCTTCGTGATGCCAAGGAGCATCTAGCTCATAGCCCGATTTCCCATAGAAGAAGCCGTAGCCATATGCCGCCATCCTTTCCCAATCTCTTGAGGTCAGCTTTTTGTCTCTTACTTTTTTTCCTTTTGGGTTCATATTAATGTGCCATCAAGATTATGGTTAGAACAAACAGAAGGAATGCAATATATAAACGCTTAAACCAATACTCTTTGTTTAATATGCGGGGGTCTTGAATTAAATAGCTTTGTAGTTCAAGCATATCCTCATCTTGTTCTACGTATGGCGGATTAGCTAACTTGTTAAGATAAACAGCATCACCAATCTTTACTTTGCCGTTGTTGTATGGTGTATCTTTCATTCGTCACCCCCTAAGAATTGCTCGCTTCTAACTTTCATTAGTCGTTTATCAAGCCCGTCTTCTTTTACAAACCCGTGCATCTCAAGTCGGTCAGAAGTCAAACATCTCCCACCTTTAATAGTGAACATACTGCCTGTTACTGCGTCCATCATATACACAGTTTTATTCATGTCGGTCAAAAAATATACTGGGGTAACTACTCGTTCGGTGCCGCTTATATCAGCAAGGTATAAGTCCTTGTCTTTTAGCCATGTCTTTTTAGATGAAGATTTTGGTCCGATAGGAAAGCACGAATACGTAGCCGCACATAAATCGCTAATAGACTTACGTACCCCAACAGGTTTTAGTTCACTCATTCTCATCGCCAGCCTCCACTAACCTATTTAAATACCACTGTGCTTTTTTAAAGTCTTCCATAGCATTACCTTTGTGGTCCGCACGGCTAAGATACTTCAACGTGTTGCCATGTAAGAATCCTTTGAAAGCTTCTGGAGATAGCTTAGCTTGCAGGTAATCAATCGTTTCTATACCCCCCACCTTATAGTGTGGGGGTTGGTTCACTACGTCAACAGACTCGTCTTTATTATTTGCTGTTTTCCAATTCATTGTTTTCTCCGTCTAAGATGTCAATAAAATGTCCTCTGCTCGAATCCAACACAATGCAATATGATGGTGGAGTAGGGATGTCGGTGCCCTTTCCAAGGCGTTTCTTTTCGTTTCTAACGTAAATACCTTTATCCTTTAGTTCGGAAATCAGGTCTTTGTAGTACAACTGACGTTGGGCACACCAATTTCTTAGTTCTTCTACTGGTATGAAGGTCAGGTTTGTATCAGGCTCGTGGCGGATACGTAGTTCGTTTCGTGGTTCACGGATGGCAGGTTTTGCCATGCCAAGTCGTTTGTCAATGCCGTCGTCAATAATTAAGATGTTGTTAATGTGTGTCCTAATAAAGTCAGATAGGATCATGTCATGGTCGGCTTTTAGGCTTTCCACGTCAGCACGCATATAAGTAACCATCTCTAGTGCCCATGCGTAGATACGTTTTAAATCATAGTCATGCAATCCTAACTGCTGAGCGTAGTGCCCACCTGACATAACGGATGCAATCAAGGCTGACCAAAACCGTTCTTTGTTTGTAGCACATACTTCTTTATCAAACCGAGTCTGCACCTCGGTCATGAACTTGAGCATATCTTTAATGTTTGGTACTGCGTATCGCATATAAATCTCACCTGCAATACCGTAGTTATCAAACATCAAGGAGAACTGCTCGTCTGCGGTTTCTTTGGTTAGCTTCTCGTTACCAAATACTTTTACTTCAAATACCCGCATCAACTCGCCCTCAGGCAAGGACTTAATCTGCTGAATCTTCTCGTAGAACGATGCGTTACTACTGCCTAGCACTATGGTTGCCCACTCTGCCATATTCAAACGCTCGGCATTTACCTGCGATTGCATACGGTTTCGGGGTCTTCCTAGTGTGATGGCATATGCGAAGTCTGAGAACTCCTCAGGTTTCATATTGGTAATCTCATCGACTGTGACGGGTAGATGACTCATAACCCCCAAGCGATGGAGACGTGACAGTTTAGTATCTTCCGCGTGAAGCATTAGCTTATCAGGGTGTCCATATACACTATTGCAGACTCGTAAGATGGTTGACTTACCTGTGCCTGATTCTTTGGATACGTAATTAACTAGCACTCCACGGTGATTGGTGAACTTAAACAACGGTGCACCAAACGCACATAAAGCACCGAACGCATTTGCTTCCATACCCTCTTCCGCATAGCAGTTAAATACTTTCTTCCATTGGTCAAGGTCGCCTTTCTTACGAAGAAGCGGTGCGGTGTTTCTAGTAACGGTAGATGGTGGGCAAAAGATCATACTGCCTGTGTCGTCTATCTCCCGCTCACCCAAGATAAATTTACTATCATCGTCACTCCAGCCAAACCTAACGCTGGCAACTTCTGATTGCATAGTCATTTGTAACTCCTTAGTAAATCTAGCGATGTAAGCCATCAATGCGTCCATCTGTTTCCCTGGCAACGCTACAACACCTTGTTTGGTGAGAGCGGCTCGACACCCGTCCTTCGACATAGCATCGGTCAAGGTCATAGTAAATTCACGAACACCATCTTTTGGAAGGTGCAATCTCAAACTCAACGCTTCTGAACCATCGTCCATGATGCGTTTAACTAGATATAAATCGTTCTCATAAATTAATGTTGGCTCTTCTTCATCGCCAAACGCTTCTCTATAGACGCCACCATTCTTGCCACGGAAATATGGGAATGGTAGTGACGGAATCTTAAATGTGACTTCCTCTTGGAATACTTCGCTCTTCTCTACTACTTCGTTGTCTTCTTCGCTTGCACGGGCAATCTCTGCCCCAATCTGTATTGGTGATGTAATCTGATTACGATGGATGCAACCTTCGCAACCACCTGCCCGTATCTTCTCAAATGTTGCACAAGTGTACGGTCCTTTAATTAACGCAACCTTATCTTCTGTATCGTGTGGGGTGTAGCCTGGGTGCCCCTTAGATACTTCGTGGATAGCTGTAT